ACGGCATCTTCATCTACGGCGACTGGGGCTCTCACAGTATCTGGAGGTCTCGGTGTTGCCGGAAATGTCTACGCAGACAGTTTTACTGGTAGTATAGATGGGGGTGACATAGATTCTGGAACCATCGGTGTGAGTCGTCTTCCAGATGCGTCTACAAGTGCGCAAGGTGTTGTGCAGTTGAATGACGCGATAAACAGTACATCAACCATAAGAGCTGCAACCTCAAAAGCTGTCAAGTCAGCCTATGATCGTTCCTCGTGGAGTACGGGTTCGTTTACGAGTACTACAGACTCAACAAGTACAACGTCGGGAGCGCTTCAGGTACGCGGTGGTTTGGGAGTGGCCAAAAAGATTTACGCCGGTGACGATATTACCGCCTTTTCAGACAAACGTTTTAAATCGAATATAGAGAGAATTGAAAACGCCCTCGATAAGGTGTGTCAAATGGGTGGATACACATTCGATCATCGAGGTGAACGAAAAACAGGTGTTTTAGCACAGGAGGTGAAAGAAGTTCTCCCGGAAGCTGTGTACGGTTCTGAGGAGACGACATATTCTGTGGCATACGGTAACCTAGCGGGTATTCTCATCGAAGCCATCAAAGAACTTCGAAATGAAATTCAACAATTAAAATAAACCATTTTTACCAAGTTTCATAACTCAAACGAGGTAAAAAAGGGGATCCTTTTACTTTTCCATAGAATCGGCGAGTGCCAAAATAAGAACGCCGACGACAAAAGCCATCACTGCGTAATTACATTCTGTTTCTTCGAGACCCGTTTTGGTCTCAGGTTTTTCCACGACGGCTACTTCCTGACGCCGCACGGGAGGTTCTAGCTCCTCAAGGGGACAATAACCTATCATTATTATACTTTACTTAGAGATTAATTTCGGTCTTCTTTTTTCTGCGGGTTCTCTTTGGCTTGGACGCGTCGACGTTCACCTCCTTCACCTCACCCCCTGTTGATTCGCCAGAAATCGAGACAATGTCAGAGATATCATCGTCATCAACTTGTTGTGTGGTCGCGCTTATAGTTGATGTATTCATTGGTGGTGGTGGTGGCATCATGATTCCACCCATGAGACTGGAAATGTCAACACCGGGGCCTCGCATCTCATAGTTACCCGTACCACCGACTGGAGCATCGACTGCGGGTTGGTCTGGTGATCGCGTCGTATTTTGGACAGCAGTCATCATATTCTTTACGAGATCTGGATTCTGTTTGAGAACATCATTCATATTTGGCAACGCTGTCTTAAACATGCTATTCGTCAAGTGAAACATCATCGCCGAACCACCAAGCATCATGATAAGCTTGATTTCTGGTGCGACTGTGACCTTGGACCTGTATTTAACATATAGTTCTTCGAAAACACCATCATAGTCGTCGACATTTTCCATCACTGACTCAGACCAACCCTCAAGCTGAATCTCAAATGGGTTGTACCTCTTGTTAAGGAATTCAAGACCTGTCACACAGGCAATTAGCATGCGCCTGGAGAATCGGATAGATTGTTCCACGTCAATACTACATGTAATTCTCTTTACTTCAGAGCGTAGTTCTTCAAGATTTGAATACGCATTGAGTCGTTTGTTTACATTAAACCCCTTCTTTTCAAGTCGAGCCAACTTGTTGAGAAGGTCGGTTTTTTCTTCATCGACCGACGTGTACCCCTTGGACGGTCTTTCACTTTCTTCACCACCCATTGGTTCGTCGTCATCATAAAAAGTTGGTTCATCTTCACCGTAGTCAACTTCTTCGTCGGGGTAAGATTGGGTGGGGGCTGTTTGTTTGTTTGGATTTACGAACGCATCCATAGCTTCTTGGTGTTGTGGTTGTGGTTTAGGTCTCCTCGGATCAGCCTGACGATGCACAGGCTGGGGTCGGGGAATTGAAATTTCAATCTCATCCATCAGGGCCTGTTCGTCAGCGTCCAATTTCATCACATGAGTACTACCACGATCAATGACTATTTCTTCGTCCATCTACTCTCTATAAGGAAACTATTAAATTACCTTTAACGCACTTTAGAAAAATATATATGTATATTATAAATGTTTAAGTTCAACCGAACGAACCGAAACGCGATCACATCGATCCTCGTTCTCATGGCGATCATCATTGTCCTCTCTACTATGCGAAGTGGTTATCAACCCAGACCAATCACCATAAAGACGGTGAGTGAAAAGTCTATCTTTGATCTCGAACACAAGTTGGAGTGTGCGGCTGGACAAGGAAAGGAGGGTAGTCCATATTCTATGAGCCTCACCCCAGGGGGTCTCTGTGGTGCGTCCAAGCTTGTCGACGGACACGCGTCTTATGGAATTGAGGGGGGAATCGGTGGATCTTTAATCTAAGCTAATATAAATGGCGCTGATCACTTCACCCACTGAGACCATTCCAGATCTCAATTATGAATATCACACTATCACTTTAGATTCCATTGGACAAGCGAGTGCCAATACTTTTACCTCTTATCTTGAACAACCACTTCGTAACGTTGTTCAGGCTAGACTCCTTGCAGCCCACATTCACTCGAATGTAGTGACTGAACATTGTTATGTTTCCATTGAAGAACTTGATACAAACTTCAATGATCGTGCATCTAATGTTCTCGGTGGTCAGTCAACCATGACAATTCTTCGCAATGCGTTTGCGAGTCTCGTGACAGAGAACACTTCACACGCCACAGGTGATTCTCTTATCGTGTTTAAAGATAATTATCCAATTGCCAACCAGTACATTGACCCCATCAGTCGCGTGGATCGCTTCAGGGTTACGATTAGGGATCAAAATGGAAACACTATCAAAAATCCATCCGTCTCCGCGGACAACTTTTTGGTGATTCGTTTCGTGTGTAGAAAACCAAACTTGTAATTTTCTTATATTAAAGTAGTATACAATGTCTTCGGGTATTGTTCAGTTAGTGTGTATGGGGGCTCAGGATGAACACATCGTCGGTGATCCTGAGATTTCATTTTTCAACTCAACATTTAAACGACACTCCAACTTTTCACAGTCCATCGAAAAGCAGGTAATTCACGGTGCCGTGAAAAACAATTCACTCTCAACGATTAAATTCGAAAGAAGTGGAGATCTACTAGGGTACACCTATTTCACGATAGATAACGGTGCAGAAGCTAGTGAAAGTTCAAACTGGGAAAATTTGATTGAAAGTGTACAACTCGTCATCGGGGGTCAGATCATCGACGAACAAGATTCAACATTCTGTGAGAATATTGCTATCGATATGTTGGCCCAAAATGTAACAAAGAGTTCAAACGGACCACACCCAGGTGGTAGCAGCGCGAGTTCCTTTTTTTATCCACTTCGATTCTTCTTTTGTGAAGGTCCGCAATCGGCGATACCACTCGTCGCGCTTCAGTATCATGATGTCGAATTGAGAATACGTTGGGGGTCAGGTGCCGGTGCTTATAATTGGGAATGTTATTCAAATTATTATTACCTCGACAACGAAGAACGTGGTAACATTGCCTCGAGAAGTCATGATATGTTGATCTTCCAAGTCCAAAAGAACATTGGTTCTGGTGATCAGATTCAAAATTTGAATTTCAATCACCCAGTAAAGTTTATCGCGAGTTCAAATAATTCAGGAAGCAGTCCCCTCGCGTCACAAACAAATCGAATCAAACTGAGTATAAACGGTGTAGATCTTACATCATACAGGTGGTCTAGACCACATTATATGGATATTTCTCATTATTATCATACAAATTATGTAACATCACCGGATGTATTTATGCATGCATTCTGTATGACAACAAGTCTCAATCAGCCAACGGGTTCACTTAATTTCAGTCGTATAGAGAATGCCAAAATACACAGTGAAACGAATACATTGAATGATACGATATATGCCGTGAACTATAACATTCTTAAGATTGAGAATGGTATGGCGGGTTTGGTATATGCAAATTAAAATCAGGGATTATATAAATGGTGAAAGCAACAGGTGTCACCCAACCTACTGACAAAGTACGATTGGGTCGTCTTACCGAGTGTGATCAACCACATAACTCAATAGTATTGAATGCATCGAATGCTAAAATTGACAACATTGAACACAGTGGATTTTACGTGTCACCTATAAGAAGTTCGTATTCTTCAAATTTGTTGGCATATGACACCACAACAAAAGAAATTGTAGACATCGGAGGTCATAAGTTAAAGATTTCTTCTTTAGAAGTAGAAAACCTCGATGTTGTGAATTCAAACACGGTTCATAATTACTATGTCGATAATCCCATTTTTGAAATAGCCAAAGGAACACCACGCACCACAGAAGATATTGGTATCGTTATGCATCGCGTGGGTGGTAATGTAGATATCAAGTTTTCTGAAAAGGACAACCATCTCTCAATAAATAAGGATCTCTGTGTAGATGGTACGATAAAAGCTAAATTTTTTGAAGGTGACGCGGGTCTTCTTTCAAATGTTCAACTCAACTTTGAAATCGGTGATACTTTTGAAAATCTCAATGTGACACGAGAATTAAGGGCCGATGGTAGTCTTCTTTCAAATATATCTATTAAACAGTTGAAAGATCTCGACGGAGCTTCACTCGATCTTGAAAATGTGTATCTAAACGGCGCGCTTCGCTCAAAAAAATCCATTTATTCTCAAACAAGTGTGATCGCACCATCTTTTGTGGGTGACGGTAGAAAACTTGAAGGTATCGCACTCAAAGAAGATGTTGAAACACACACGAAAGACATTGAAGAAATAAGAACAATTTTACCAAATATCAAAAAAGTTGAGAATGAAATAAAACGTGTCGAAACGAGTATTCCCAATTTAGGTCCAATTGAAAATAAAGTAAATGAAGTTGAAAAAAGTATCCCAAGTCTCGAACCCCTGAATTTACGTGTGGGTACTTTGGAAACTTTATCACAAAATCTCAATCATAAAATACAAGATGTTGAACAGAGTGTCAAAGAATTTAAACCAGAAAAAGTTGATCTCACACACATAGAAAATAGTATTGAAAAATTGAAAATTGATTTGAATAAAATAGATAAAGTTGAAAAAAATATTCAACCAAAATTTTTACGCTTACATAGGATTATTGATAATATTCCAAAAATTCCAGACTTGACAATCCCCTTGTCTCAACTTAATTCTAAAATTCAAACAATGACTACAGAATTTGAAAAGTCTATAAAGTTGACAAAGATAAATGTTTTAAAAAATATAAGTATAACTGAAAAAAAATTAGAAACACTTGTAAACGAAATACAAAAAGTTGAAAATAGAATTCCAATACTTGAATCATATATATCAAATGTTCATACGATTGAAAATGATGTTGTGATTTTTAAAGAAGATATACCCAAACTTGATGATCGTATAAAATCACTCGAAGAGTATACTCCACCACTCCCAACACTTCAAAGCGTTACCACGTGTGAGAGTAATACCGTGTGTAGTGTAACATTTGAAAATCCTGGTACCTCTATGTCGACACTTGGTAATATTGGGGTGGGTACAAATACCCCGTCTTCGAGAATATCAATTTACAGCGAACCCAATATAACATCGGAATTGGGTGAAGTTAATGCGATTAAAATTAATGAACTCGCACAAATAAATGCGTATACAAAAGCTAACGCTGGATTAAGTTCAGGTAGACCAGGTGGTATTGTTTTCAAAACGAAGAGACCAAATGGAAGCCTTGGAGATAGTATGACTATTGATGGTAACGGCTCGGTGACGATTGGTTCGAGTACCGCGTATAAGTGTGCGTCGTTGTCAATAAACTCCACGGCAGGTGGATTGTTAGTGCCTCGATTGACGAGTGAACAAATTGAAAATATTAAAAAACCCGAACCCGGTCTCATCGTATACGACACAGAAAAAGACACATTTGTTGGATATAAAAAATCTGGTTGGACCGAACTTTTCTAAAATAAAATGACTTATTATATAAATGGTGAAGAACCTGAACACTATTGAAAGATCCGAGAGGATCAGAATAGGTAAATACACACCTGACGAGCAGGCGATAAATTCTATTATCGTTAACGCCTCCTCCGAAATTTTGGAAGCAAACACAAGTGGCTTTCATGTGGCACCTATTCGCAAAGATTCGAGTGTTCTGTCAAACACACTTGTATATAATACAGTGACTAAGGAAATTGTAGATTCGGGAGAAAATATAGATAAATCACTCGAAGATGTAACAGCCACTGGAAATACCACACCATATACCGTGGAATTTCAAAATGCAAATACAAGTTTGGTTACAGTGGGTTCAGTTGGTATAGCAAATGCAAATCCCGTACATACCCTAGATGTGGGAACGAAGTTCTTTATCGACGAGAATGGGTCAAATGTTATGGATGTCACAGGTAACGTTTTCGTGTCGGACACTTTATTTATTGTTGGAAATTTGGAAGTGTTGGGGGATACAACCCTAGTCACACAACAAAATCTCCTCATAGATGACTCCGTCGTTGAACTTGGAAAAAATAACTATGAATCCAATCAGGGTTTCGATTTAGGTTTTATAATGACACGATCATCGGCGGTGTCCAACGTTGGAATTGGTTATCGTGAAGGTCAAGATGAATTCTTTCTTGGGTATACAGACAATAACGCATACGAACACTATATAACACCCAATAGCGATAATAATGTTAAATTTCACGTGTATGGTTCTATCGTGACAGACTCAAATGTAGGGGTGGGAAATACTTCGCCCGTACACACACTTGATGTTGGTTCAAATCTATACGTTGACGATACCGCGTCAAATATTTTAGTTGTACACGGCGACGCAAAAATTGATGAACAACTTTTTGTCAATGATTTAACAGTTTCAAATGTTTTGGATATTTCTGGAAATCTGAATGCTCTAGCTGAATTAAATATTACTGGTAACGTGTACGCCGCTTCAAATGTTGACGTGTCTAAAGAACTTAATGTGGCGGGTGACGTGCATGCATCTTCAAATATTATCGTGACACGAGAACTTATTGTATCTGGAAATACAAATGCAAATGCAGACTTGAATGTATTGGGTGATACTCGTGCGTTTGCCAATTTATATGTCTACAACGATGAAACTATATATGGTAATTTATATGCGACCTCAAATGTTGACGTATCCAAAGAACTCAACATATCTGGTAATGTGTACGCATCTTCGGATGTTAACATAACTGAAGACCTCAATGTGTCTGGTAATACAAACGCGTTGTCACATCTCAATGTCACCGGTAATGTGTACGCATTTTCAAATGTGAATGTAACCCAAAATCTCAATGTCACGGGGAATATTTTTGGCTCTTCAAATATAGTGGTTTCGAGGGAT